TGATATCATTGCGATATTATGTAGAGAGGCACATAACAATAAAGAAGATGTTATGATAGTATCTGGAGATAAAGATTTTATACAGTTGCATAAATATCCTGAAGTAAGACAATTTAGTCCTATACAGAAAAAATTTATTAAAAATGAAGACCCTGTAAAATATTTACATGAACAGATAATACGAGGTGACCGTTCAGATGGTGTACCGAATATTTTATCAGATGACAATGTATTTGTAACAGGTGAAAAACAACAACCAATACATAAAAAAAGATTACTAGAGTGGGCAGAATTAGATAATATACCACTCGGTAGTATAACAAGATTAAATTATCAACGAAATAAGAAGTTAATTGATTTAACAGAGATTCCTCTAGCGATACAAGAGGATATTATAAATACTTACAGGTCATATAAAGTACCCAATAGTTCAAAACTATTACAATACTTTATAGACCACAAGTTGAAAAATTTGATGACAAATATAAATGACTTTTAACATGAGGAAATATTATGGCAGAAAGACACCCTAACCTAATGTCTCCTGACGCTATGCGACAATTAGCGACAGGTGGTACAGGCAAATTGTTATTTAGTGAGATATTTACTAAAATAAACAATGCAAAAGTAAAATCAAAAAAAGTAGAAATCTTGAAAGAGAATGATTCACCTGGCTTAAGAAGAATCTTAAAAGGTGCATTTGACCCAAAAATACAATGGGATTTACCTAAAGGACAACCTCCTTACATGGAGAATGAAGCACCTATAGGTACAGAACATACTATATTAGAATCTGAATCTAATAAACTATGGCACTTTGTAACTGGTGGTGATAATACATTATCTAAAACAAGAAAAGAAACTCTTTTCATTCAAATACTAGAAGGTCTTCATAAAGATGAGGCACTATTAATGTGTCATGCAAAAGATAAGAAGTTGCATAATGCATATAAAGGACTAACTCCTTCAGTTGTAAAGGACGCTTTTGGATGGAATGATGATTATATTGACCCAACAAAAACTTAAAAAAGTGCTTGACATTGAATTGAAAGTCCTGTATAATGGATACATAAATTATGAATATAAAAGAAATAGTACAAATACCCTACTCAACAAGTCCTAAATTTACGCCTTGTGGTGGGGTACAGTTTAAAGAATACCTTCAAGATGATTATGAAGCAAGACTTATTGAGTATAATATGCTAATGAGTGATATAACTTTTGAATCAGAAGTTGCTGAAAATCTGAAGTTGGTTAAAAAGACTTCTCTGGCTATGAATTTAGTTGAAGAACCTTTTACAGATATGATTGACATGGGGTTAGAAATACCTGATGATATTATCATAATGCATAAAGGTAAAGTTGAGGCAGCTTTTGTCGCAATGGCAAGTTCATGGAATCCTAGAAATGTACAAGGTAAATCACTATCAGAAGTACATCAACCTGTTGCAGATAATGAAGCACTAATTCGTGCAAGTGAAGGCATATGGCGTTCTATGGTAAGTGGTAAAAGTTTTCATAGACATGTATGGGGGATATCACCTTTAAAAGGTTTAAGTAATCACCCAAGACATAAAAAACCATCTATTAAATCCTTAGATGATTTGTATTTTAGAATAGAACATGAAAGAACAATGACAGTAGATAAAGATACAGCAGCTTTCTTTATTGATGTAGAAGTACATCCTCTATCTGCTATATTTCATTTAAAAAATGAATACAGAGATTTAATTAAAGATTCTATTAATAGTATGACAGAAAATATTCTTGCATATAAAAACTTAGAAGAAGTGAAGGAGATGATAAATGGGACCACATGAAGCACTAAAATTTATAGAAGAAATACTTTTGATTAAAGCAAGTATTCAATTAATAAATCCTGAAGGTAAAGTTGATAAAAAAGTCAGAACAGATTTATTAGATTATCTTGATACACTACTAGCAGAATATCATCAAGTAGTAACAGAGTATGAAGAAAATATGGAAGAAGAAATGAATAAACCAAGGAGTATTCATTAATGAAATTAAGTACATTTATATTAATAACCGCTCTAGTCTTATGTTTCACAACATCAAGAGCTGAATCAAAAACAATGACAATGGTCGTAGATGGTAAACCTATTATAACGATTACAGTTGAAGAAGATGAACCTGTAACCGAAACTGAAACTGAGGAAGAACCAGACTGTGAGTAAAATTAAAAAAATTCCATACAAGTTTGTTCATGTATATTGGATTGATATTCAATCTGATAGTTCATGGCGAAGTGTCGAGGATGTAAAAGAAGAAAATATGCCTAGATGTCTAAGTACAGGTTTTCTGATTAGTGATGATGATGAAGTCATTAGATTGGTTAGTGATTTCAATTTTAAGGAAGATGGTAGTATTGATGAATGTGGAAATTCTACAATTATACCAAAAAGTGTGGTACAAGAAGTGAAAGAAGTTAGTTAATAAAAATACGGAGATTATATTATGAGTAAAGAGATAGACCAATTTTTGAAAAAACAGTTGATAGAAGCACCCAAGTTTCTTAAAAGTTATCTAAAAGAAGGTATGGATAAAACAAGAAATGAAAAATATTATAAATCACCAGTAGTAACATACTATACTGGCAATTGGGGTCAAGATTTAGAAGACAATCTAACACCTACACAAAGAAAAAAATTACAAAAACAAATGCAAAAACTATCAGAGAGTTTAGTATTTACATCTAGAAGACTATCCGATAATGTAGGTGGATTTAATTATGTAGCTTACATAAAGTGAAACCTCACATAATACATTTTGGTCAAAAAGCATATAAGTTTGAAGTATCACAAAATCTTGTAGATAGAATAAATGCAAAGTGCGATACAATAGATGATAAAACTAATGCTCAAGATTATCTAGTTGGTAAAATTAAAAATGAATATCATTTTACAAATTATGTAGATGGAGTTGATTCTGACCATGAAATTAGAGATAGTATATTTCATGTATCAGATAATTGTCCTCAAGATTATTCATATGATATCGAAGAAGTTAATGTTCATAGTGCATGGATAAATGACCAATATAAAGGAGAATATCAAGGACTTCATACTCATAGTGGTGTAGAGGATATAGGTTTTTCATCTATCTTATATTTAAAAGTTCCAGATTTCGGTGAAGAAATAACAAAAACAGGTAACGCTCTAAATGGTAAAACAGAATTAGTAGGAAATTGTGGTGGTACTTTTAGTGACCCCACATATTTAATAACACCTAAAGTAGGTGATTTTTATATTTTTCCTTATGACATGCAACATTTAGTATACCCTTTTAAAGGTGACGGAATGCGAAGAAGTTTAGTTATAAATTTTGATTTCAGAAGGGTAAAAAAATATAGTATGAAAGACGGAAAAAGAAGTGAAAACTTTAAATAAAATAATTAATATATTCTATCAAGTAATTGCAGGTGCCTTTTATACACTAGTAATATATTACATAGGAACATTTAATCCTAATCACTTTATAATGAGAGACTTTCCAGACCCAAGTTTTCATTATACTAACAAAGAAGAATATATTGATAGAATTAATCAATGTGTAGATAAGATAGAAACAACAATAACAAGAAACAATTACATACCTAGAAATATGATAATTGCACAATCAGTTCTAGAAACAGGCTGGGGTGAATCAGACTTGGCAAAAGATTCAAACAATCTATTTGGTATAAAAGCATTTTCAAACAAAGTACCTCATAGACATGCAAAAGAAAATGAAGATGTTATGTACAGAGTATTTTTAAATAAATGTGATTCAGTAAAAGAATACTATCGTTTATTAAATGAACATCAAGCATATTATAAGTTTAGAAAGTATAGAACACACACTATAATGAATGATAAGACTATGAATCCTAAAGTTGCAGTAAAGACTATGGACAGATATAGTGAAACACCAGATTACGCTGATAGAGTTATTAGAATAATTAAAGACTTAGAAACATTATAAATAGTACTATGTTTTTAACTTACTTAATTTTAATTAGTGGTATATCACTATCTATTATAGCCGCAGGTTATAGTATAATAGGGTTAGCAGCTTTATTTGCAGGTGCCACAACAGCGATATATGCTATGGGTGGTGCATTAGAAGTTGCAAAACTTGTAATGGCAAGTTGGTTATATAACAATTGGAATAGTCCATTGTTACCAAAATCAATAAAGTATTATTTAACAAGTGCAGTTGTAGTCTTAGTTTTTATAACTTCAATAGGTATTTTCGGATTTCTATCAAAGGCACATTTAGACCAAGTTGTACCTGAAAGTAATAATAAATTACAAGTACAAATACTAGATGAACAGATTGAACAAAGACAAAAAACTATTGACCGTTCTCAAAAACAATTAACGAGAATGGATGATTTGATTGAAACTCAATCAGAAGAAACAAGTTGGTTTACTAGTAGTTCACAAAAGGCAATAACTGAAAGAAATAATCAAAAACTAGAAAGACTATCTCTTGAAGAAACTATAGACCAAAGTTTAAATAAGATAAACGAATTATCTGATAAGAAATCAGGTATACGAACAGAACAATTAAAGATAGAGGCAGATTTAGGTCCTATTAAGTATGTTGCAGAATTTATATATGGTGATGAGGCAGTAAATCATTTTGATGAAGCTGTTAGAATCATTATAATTATATTGATATTTGTATTTGACCCAGTTGCAGTATTAATGTTAATAGCTGCAAACATATCAATTAGGGAACAAAGGATGAAAAAGGAACCTGAAATTCTTGAAGGAAATGCAGAAGAAGAAATTGCAAAAATTCTAGCAAAACAAAAAAAGGTATGGAAAAAGGAAAAGGAATATGAACAGTTTGTGGAATCCCTTACTGATGAGGAAAGAGCAACATTGAGTCCAGATGAGATTAAATTGAAGTTGAATCAGATACATACATGGTCTGAGGGTGATGAAAAATATAAAAATAATGTATAAAAGGCTTGACAAATGATAACAAGTACTGTATAATGGACATATTATGAACATTTTTGCATTAGCTAAGAGTCCAGAAGTATCTGCTCAGATGGCATGTGATAAACATGTAGTCAAAATGATACTAGAATCAGCACAGATGTTATGTGCTGTACAGAGAGTACAAGATGGTGAGATGTACTATGGTAAGTCAGCGAATGGTCGTAAAATCAAGAGATGGCGTCATCCTGATACTATCAAAGAACAAGTATTATACAAGGCAGGATGGATTAATCATCCATCAACCCAATGGGTTATGAAAAGTGCATACAATTATAACTGGTTGTACAGACACTTCATTGCTCTTAACGAAGAATTTAAGAAGAGGTTTAAAGGTGTAGACCATGCTTCAGTTGTAAAACTAAAAGAAGTATTGAGAAATCCACCTAAAAATTCTCCTCTTAATGTAGTCGGCACTTTACCTACACCTGCTATGCCAGATGAATGTAAAGTACCAGGTGATGTGGTAGGGAGTTACCGCAAATATTATATAATGAAGAAGCGAGACTTTGCCACATGGAAAGAACCTTCAAAAGTTCCTGAGTGGTATAGTCAAGCAATTGGAGAATCAATATGATTGATAAAATACAAGACATATGTAATGATTTACCTGATATTGTTAAGGCGATACTTTTTGTATCTGCTGTGGCAATATTTTGGGATATCATTTTATAGGAGGACATGCAGTAATGCCAATATACACCTTTCACAATACATCAACAGGAGTAGTTGAAGAAAAGATGATGAAAATCGTTGAAATGGAAAACTACTTAGTTGATAATCCTGATGTAGAACAAGTTCACACAGGACTAAATATAGTTGCAGGTCATGGAAGCATTAAAACGGATTCTGGTTGGAAAGAAAATCTATCTAGAATTGCAGAAGCACATCCTCAATCAGAGCTCGGAGATAGATATGGCAAAAAATCTATCAAAGACATTAAAACAAGACAGGCAATAGACAAACATTTAAGGAAATAAAAAAACAAATGATGATAAAAGGAAAAGTAAAATGGTTTAACCCTACCAAAGGATTTGGGTTCATAGCAAGAGATGACCAAGAAAAAGATGTATTTGTACATTCTTCAGCAGTTCGAGAATCAAATCTTGAATTAAATGAAGGTGATGAATTAACATTTGAAGTTACCCAAACAGAAAAAGGGCTTTCAGCAATTAATTTACAAAACGCTTAAAGAAATAAAAGAGGAACAAGTAATGGCAGATATACCTGATTACATGAGAGGTTTTGACTTAGACCAAGATTTTGGTTTTACACCAGTCAATCAAAAACCTGTAGAAGAAAAGGTTGTAGTGGGTGAGAACAAAGAGACTAACATAGAAATAGCAAAAGTTAAGTCTGATGTATCATCTATTAAAAGTATGATGAATGAAATCATGCAAATTGTTGCTGAAAAAGATACAATCACAAAAGAGATATCTAATGAAGAAACAGTTAAAAGATTTAAAGATATAGAAAAGGTAATTTTACCCTTTCTATACAATCTTGCAAAAAGTGATGAAGACTATATATACTGGCCAAATAGAGCACCTATTATTAAGGCACAGATTGATAAAGTATTAAAATTGACAAGAGGTTAGTATTATGAAAACAATTAAATATTATATAGATGTATTCTATTATGCATTAGCATTTATTGGATTTTTAGGTTTAATAACTGCAACAGGTTTTATGATAGGAACATTTTTATCTACGATTTGAAGACTATATTATGAAAAGCTAGTCAGGTTGCTGACTTTAATTAACAATGGTGGACCGCTTTTCACCTAAAAAAACAACGAGGTAAACAATGGAAAATAGTATAATAGAGATATCATATGCTCTAGATACACTATATTTTTTAGTTATGGGTGCATTTGTCATGTGGATGGCAGCTGGATTCACAATGTTGGAATCTGGTTTAGTAAGGGCTAAAAACACAACAGAAATCTTAACTAAAAATATAGCACTATATTCGATATCATGTATTACATTCATGGTAGTAGGATATAATCTTATGTACCCTAGCGGCGGCACAGGTGTAGTACCTGACTTGTCATTCTTCTTAGGTACAGACAACACAACAGAAGCAGTTTTAAAGAGTGGAGGTGATATCTATTATTCAGGTATGGCAGACCATTTCTTTCAAGTTGTGTTCGTAGCAACAGCATGTTCGATTATATCGGGTGCAGTTGCAGAAAGAATGAAACTATGGCCATTTCTACTATTTTGTGTAGTGATGACAAGTTTCATATATCCAGTACAAGGATATTGGAAATGGGGTGGTGGATTTCTAGATGAAGCAGGATTTTTAGATTTTGCAGGTTCAGGAGTTGTACACTTATGTGGTGCGACAGCAGCTCTTGCTGGTGTTTTAATATTAGGCGCTCGTAAAGGTAAATATGTAGACGGCAAAGTAAATGCAATGCCGGGTGCAAACTTACCACTTGCAACATTAGGTACTTTTATATTATGGTTAGGGTGGTTTGGATTCAATGGTGGTTCTGAATTAATAGTATCGAATGTAGTTGAAGCAAATGCTGTATCAATGATATTTGTAAACACAAACTTAGCTGCGGCTGGTGGTGTTATGGGTGCATTGACATTATCAAAAGTAATGTTTGGTAAATCAGACTTAACAATGGCACTTAATGGTGCAATTGCAGGTCTAGTTTCAATAACAGCAGAACCTTTAGCGCCAACACCAGGACTTGCATTATTAATTGGTACAGTTGGTGGAATACTTGTAGTATACTCAATTATAACTTTAGATAGATTAAAGTTAGATGACCCAGTTGGTGCTATATCAGCACACGGAACAGCAGGGATATGGGGATTACTTGCAGTAACATTTACAACAGGAACACTTAATGCACAATTATACGGAATACTTATGATATTTTTATGGACATTTATTGTAAGTTCAATATTCTGGTATATAATAAAAATGACATTAGGGTTGAAAGTATCTGAAGAAGATGAAGATTTAGGAGTTGATATCTCCGAATGTGGACTGGATGCTTATCCAGAATTTACAAAATCATCTACAACAGGACCTTCAGTATATCCAAAATAACAAGGAGTTAAAATGAAAAAAATATTAATGGGGGTACTACTATTAAGTAGTTTTCCAATATATGCACAATCAGTTAGTTATAACATAGGTTATATGTCAGACTATTGGTATAGAGGTGTATTTCAATCTGAATCATCAGTAAATTTTGGTGCAGATGTAGATACAGGAAGTTTCTATGCAGGAACATGGATGGCAGATGTAGACCAAGGTATTGAAATGGATGTTTATGCAGGAACAACATTTACAATATTGGGTTTTGATTCTTATGCTGGTGTAACAGGATATTATTACAGTGATAATTTCGATTCTGATTACGAAGAATTTAACACAGGACTTTCTTATGGTGGTATATCATATGACTATTCTGTGGGTAATTATAAAACAGCAACAGAACAAGATTATACATGGGCAGAAGTTACATTAGATTTAACAGACAACCTATCATTCAGTTATGGTGAATGGGGTAAAGACTTAAAAGGAAGTGTAACTAAAGTTAATTATAATAAAACAATTAGTGATATAGATTTCGGATTAGAAGTCGGTAAGAACGATTCAGACACTACTGGTGCAGCTAAATATGTTGATACAACATATGCTACAGTTAGTCTAGGTATATCATTCTAATAAATAATAAAGTATCAACCAGCATTGACATTTAGTGTTGGTTGATATATAATACATATATAAAATATAATTGAGAATAAATATGAAATTCGTACATACAGACATAGATAAAACAGTATTACCAAAAACAAAAGGTAAGAAAGTTGGCAATCATAGATTTTATGATATAGATGGTACAAACTATCCATCTGTAACTTCAGTATTGAGCATGAGAAAGTCAGAAGGACTTAAAAAATGGCGTGAATCAATTGGCGAAAATGTTGCTAATTGGGAAATGAGAAGATGTGCAAACAGAGGTAAATCTCTACACACATTAGTAGAACAATACATGAAGAACGAAACACCATCTATAAGAGATGTTCTACCATTAGGGTTATTTAAATTAATGAAACCCTATCTAGACCAAATTGATAACATTAGATTAGTAGAAGAAATTATGTATAGTAAAAACTTGACTATTGCAGGTCAAGTAGATTGTGTTGCAGAATACAATGGCAAATTATCAGTTATTGATTTTAAAACAGCAAATAAAGAAAGAATCGAGGAGTGGGTAGAAAACTATTTCCTACAATGTACAGCATACTCAATGATGTATAGTGAAACATTTAATGAACCAATAGAACAAATAGTCATACTAATGGCTGCAGAAGATGGTTCAATGAAAGCATTTGTGAAAGAACCGAAAGATTATGAAGAAGAATTACAAAAGACAATTCAAACTTTTTATGACACAGTTAATCCACAATTACAAGATGTTAAATAGTTAAGGCACTCTACCACTTTACGAAGTGCCGGAGCTTGGTATCTGCTCGGCACCAGAAATGATACCCTAAGATTTTTATTATACAATGGACATATTATGAACGCCAAACAATTCAGTTTAAAGATAGAAGAAATAAAAAGAAATAGTGGAGATATGTCCTACATGGATGCTATTCTACATTATTGTGAAAAACAAAAGATAGACCCCTCAGAAGTTGGTAAATATGTATCTAAAAGTTTAAAAGAAAAGATTACATTAGAAGCACAATCATTAAATTTAATAGAACGAGGTGGAACTTTACCTTTATGACCTATGATGGTTTTGCAGTATATAGAAAGTATCTAGCCTACAAGTTACATTTTACTACAGACAAATATGATTATACAGAACATAGTGGTATGATACATACAAAGTTAGAAACATTTACAAAAAGAAATGATAGATATATGTTTCATAAATTAAGTGTAAAGTATAATCAAAATGAAATAGATGACTTTATGATTGCTAATTTCTTAAAAAAGAATAAGGCATGGTCAGGAAGTTTGTTAGAGAAAGAAAGTCATGAAATATATTTACAATACAAAAGGAGAACCGATTCGAGAAGCTACTTCTTCAAAGAAGATTGCAATAGAATACTTACTACTTGTGGTATGGACAATATTATGCCCACCGATGTTATTGTTGTTCGTGATGGCCAGCATCCAATACTTCTACGACATTGTATTGGAAATAAGATTAGTACAGAAACATTAATTATTATGGATTATCATTTAAATTTTATAAAAGATTGGAAAGAAAAAATAACAGATAAGATTATATGGCCAAATTTTAACAAGAAAATAAATAAGTTTAAACCGTTTTTAAAGTTTAACCAAACAGAAACTAAATTAATATTAAGAGAGGTGTTTTTATGAGTGATATTTTAAATGTAAAAAAATATACTAAAGAAGAAAAGTGGCAATTACTTGCTGATTGTATTAGAAATGGACAAGTAGACCAACCAGAGTTACTACAAGAATTTGATAAAGACCCGGAGTTTAAGACATGGTATACAGCCCAATTTCTACAGGACTAGATTGGTATATTAAATGGTTTGCAAGTATCGTATTAATATTCGGTGCAGTAACAACAGCGATGAATCTTTATCCATTTAACATGTACTTTCAATTTATAGGTATAGTAGGTTGG